AAAAAGTTCCTTTGCTCCAAACATTTTTGAAGAGCAACGCAACTGGTTTTTATTTTTAATGTAAATATATTCTTCTTTCCCGTAGTCCCCTGCCAGAAATTTGATGTAGGTAGCCATACATCATCCCCCTTATTATAGATGAGGCTATCATGGCATAGGCCGTTCCAAAAATCCACCGCCGCCGCCCTCCGCCCCGAAAGGGGCTTTTCTTTTGCCTGCACGAACCTTGTTCACGGTGTGCCCCCACGCCGCCATGCGGCATCATCTCCAAAACACTATGGAGGTGCAGCGATGGAAAATTCTCCCTTGGCTCTTTTTGAGCATGAAAAGTTCGGTTCCCTTCGCGTGATCGAGCACAAGGGTGAGCCGTGGTTTGTGGCGCGGGATGTATGCGCCGTCCTCGGGACGGAGACGCGGGATCTGCCGGACATTCTGGAGCACGACGAGCAACGCCCTATTGTCGATATTATCCACACTCTGAATGATTCCACAGGATTGCGACGCGATAGCCGTATCATTTCAGAACCGGGCCTGTATTCCCTCATCCTGCGTTCCCGCAAGCCCGAAGCCAAGGCGTTCAAGCGGTGGGTGACGCATGAGGTCATCCCCTCCATCCGTAAGACGGGCGGCTACCTGATAGCCAAGCTGGACGATACCCCCGAAGTCATCCTTGCCCGCGCCGTGCTGGTCGCGCAGGAAACCATCAGGCGCATCGAAGCCGAGCGCGACGATGCAATCCGCACCAAGGCCGAAATCGGTTCACGCCGCGAGGCCACCGCAATGGCAACCGCCTCCGCAGCCGTACGCAAGGCTGCGGCTCTTGAGAACGAACTTGGGCGGGGCAGGGACTACAAGTCCGTGAAGGGCATCCCGTGGTTCCTTGACATCTTCGCAGATACGCCAGCCGCGTACTCCGTCGCGGGACGCAAGCTTTCCGATATGTCCCGCCGTATGGATTACGAAATCCGGGAAATCGAGGACAGCCGTTTCGGGAGCGTGAAGGCGTACCACGTCGACGTGATCGAAGCCTTCCGGCTGTCCCTGAAAAACGACCTGAACATGCTGGGCAAGTACCGCCTTCGCCGTGCCGCATAGCCGAACTTTGTTCACGGTGATTTCGTCCCGGCTCTTTTGTCATGATGACCAAAACAACGGAGGGATACAGAGATATGGCCAGACCCAAAAAGAATACCGCCCCGGAAACAACGCAGGCGACGAAGACGGATACAGTGATGGTCGCCCTGAACCGGGCGACCGGGATCACGTTCCCCATGCCCGACGGACGCAAGGTGCTCATCGAAGGCAACGCCGCCAGCCTGCGCGGAAAGGAAAAGGGCGTGCTGCCCGTGGGCGCGTTTGGGCTGACGCGGGTGAACGCCGACGATTGGGCATACATTGAAAAGACCTATGGTCCGCACATGGAAATCTTCAAGTCCGGGCTCATCTTCGCGCAGGCGCGCAAGGCCGACGCCGTGGACGAGGCCGACGAAAGGGCGGAACTGCGCAACGGGCTGGAGCCCGTGGACGTAGCCAAGGCGCAGACCGAACCGCTCCAGAGCAAGGCGGGGTTCTAAACCGTGGCTGTTGTTGTCTTTGACCCGCAGGAGTTCCGGGAGGCCTACCCGCGCTTCGTCGATCCGAAGACCGGGCAGCCTCTCCTGACCGATGCACAGCTTCGGCAGGCGTTCGACGTCGCCTGTCTGCTCTTGGACAACACAAACTCATCCCCGGTTCCCTACGACCCGGCCCACGGCGTCATGATCCGCAAGACGCTGCTGTACCTCCTCGTCTGCCATCTGGCGACGCTGGCCTTGTGGCCGATGGGGCAGGCCGGGCCGGTAGCTTCGGCGACGGAAGGAACTGTCAGCATCAGCTTCTCCGTGCCCACGGCGACGGGGAAGGCGTTCTACAACCAGACACCGTGCGGACAGACGTTTTGGCAGGCCATCCAGCCCTATGCAGTAGGCGGGCGCTACTATGCCGCCCGGTATTGGCATCCGTGGGGGTAATGGTGTCCGGAGAACTCGAAAAGCTGCTCAAGCGGTACATTACCCCCGATATCGTCGTGAAGGCCGGGGTGCTCGAAAATGCGACGCGGGGCGAAGGTGGTACTCCCGTCGCAGAGTATGCGGCGTACAACGAATACGGCGCCACCATCGAAATCCCTGAGCGGACGCAAACCTTGTACTTCAAGCGGAAGCGTGACGGCAGCGTCGGGAATCGGTTCGTGAAGAAGGGCAAAAGCGATTTTGCGCAGGATGCGACGGTCAAAGCCCACACCGTCACCATCCCCTCCCGGCCTTTCCTGCGTTCAACGCTCGATGCCAAGGCGGACGCATGGTGCGATAACCTCGCGGAAGCGTTGGAAGCCGGACGGACGCCGAAAGAGGCGATGCGGCTTGTGGGACGCCGCATGGCAGACGACATTCAAGCAACGATCAAGAGCAATATGCCCCCGGACAATGCCGAATCCACCAGGCGCCGCAAGAACGCCAAGGGCGCGGGAAAGGGGACGCTCATCGATTCCGGAAGCCTGCTCAAGTCCATCGATTACGAGGTAGTCAAAAGATGAATCTCCATGAACTTGTGCGTCCGCTTATCAGCATCGTGAACCCTTTCCAGTCGGTCGTGATTCTCGTCTCCACAGGCTTCACCATAACCGCGCAGTATGAGCAGGTCCCGGCATGGGCCCCCGCCGTGGAAGTCATGGCGCAGCCGCAGCCTGTCGCCGACAAAACGCTGCAATTCCTCGTGCAGCAGCGCCAGAACACGATCTGGCACGACTTTTATCTTTCAGGGGACTGGTCGGCCCTTGATCGTCCGGCGGAGCAGGGCGGCGATCTTCTCTACTGGGATGGCGCCGAGTGGCAGGTAGATCAAGTTCTGGAGCGCTGGAATCCCACGGCGGGCTGGACGAAAATCCGGTGCGTGAAGCTCAGGGAAACCGCGCCGCCGGAAGTCGGGGCCACGGAACCGCCCAAAGGGGGAGACGATGAGTGACGGCATCCTCGTGCAGGCCCTCGGCGATTTTTGTAAGCGTTACCTCGGCGATTCCGCCGTTGTTGTCCGCGGCTACGTCAACCGCGTGAGCAAGCCGAAGGCGAAAAACTACGTGCTCGTCACCCCGATGAGCATGACGCGCCTCTCGACGAACCTGCACCAGACCGAGTGCGGCGGAGAGGCCATCGTGCAGCCGCAGCGCCGCCGTGTCCAGCTTGACGTCTACGGCCCGACCGCCGCCGACCGTGCCCAGACGCTCGCAACGCTCCTGCGCGACGGCGTCGGGTGCCGCTTCCTGCAAACGTACGGGATTGCCCCCCTGTACGTCGAAGACCCGCAGGACATGACGCAGGCGGAAGGTGACGAGCAGTACAACCCCCGCTTCATGCTCAACGTGCTGGTTCAGGCAAACCGCGTTGAACACGTTGAGATTGATACTTTTACCGACGCGGAACTTTCCGTACATCCGCTGGCATAGCAAAAGGAGGGCGCAATGAGCGTCAATGCCGACAAACTGGTTCAAATCATCCCCCGCATTATCGAGGGCGGCACGCCGGGCCTGACCTTCGCCGGGCTCCTGCTTTCGCAGTCCGAGCTTTTGCCCGCAGGCAGAGTCGTGCAGTTCGCCAGCGCGCAGGCCGTGGCCAATTATTTCGGCTCGCTTTCGGAAGAGGCAAGCATGGCTTCAATGTACTTCTCCGGCTACGTGAACACGACGAGCCTCCCGGACAAGATCTTCTTTGCCCGGTACAACGGCGAGGCCGTGGGCGCATGGCTGCGCGGCGCGAAGTATACGGGCAATATCGCCGTGTTGCAGGCCGTCACCAACGGCGCGATGGTCATTTCCATCGACAACACGCCGCACACGCTTTCCTCCGTGGATTTGTCCGCTGCGACCAGCTTCTCGCAGGTTGCGGAGGCGATCCAGACCGCGCTCACGACGGCGGGCGCGACCGGGGCGAAGGTGACGTACTCCAGCCAGACCGGGGCGTTCCAGATCGACAGCCCGACGACCGGGGCAAGTTCCGCCGTGGCCTTTCCGACACCGCCGGAAGCCGGGACCGACCTCGGCGCACTGCTTCTGCTCACCGAACAGTCCGGTGCCGTCCAATCCGTAGGCATGGCTGGCCAGACGCTCCCCGACTGCATGACCAACGTGCTCCTGTACGCCCGCGATTGGGTGACGTTCTCCACGGTATGGGAGCCAGAGCTTAACGACAAGATCGCGCTCGCACAATGGTGCGCCGGGTATGACACACGTTTCGCCTATGTGCTGTATGATACCGACAACGCCGCGCAGGTCGCGGGTTCCACGGCCTCGGCGGGGTATCAGATCGCCAAGGTGCTCGAACTTGACGGGACGGTTCCCGTGTTCAACACGCCTGAGCTCGCCGCGTGGGTCATGGGCACGGCGGCCTCAATCAATTTTGAAGAGACGAACGGACGGCTCACATTCGCTTTCAAGCAAGGCGAAGGGCTTGCCGTAACCTGCGACAACGACGAGAACTATGATGCGCTGATCGCCAATGGCTACAACTGCTATGCGGACTTCGCCACGGCCTCCAGCCAGTTCAAGTTTTTCCAGAATGGGCAGGTTTCCGGCAAATGGGGCTGGCTCGACACCTACCTTGACGCCATCGCCATCAAAGACGGCCTCCAGCTTAACCTCCTTGATCTGTTCAAGGCCGTAACGTGCATCCCCTACAACGAGAGCGGCTACGGCATGATCCGCACGGCATGTCTCGACACCATCACGCGGTTTCTCGACTTCGGGGCTATCCGCACGGGCGTGACCCTCTCGAACACCCAAAAGGTGCAGCTCCTCGCGGAAATCGGGCTGGACGTTTCCCAGACGCTTGAAACGCAGGGCTGGTACATGCAGGTCAAGGACCCCGGCGCGACCGTACGCGGACAGCGCCAGTCCCCCGAATGCAAATTCTACTACATGGACGGCGGCAGCGTGCAGCAAATCGTCATGCCCGCCACGGCCATTCAGTGATGATGAGGTAAAACATGGCTGACAACTTCGGCAACATGACGATTACAGCGGCAAATTGCACGCTTTTCCTGACGGTTCCCGGGCTCTACGACAGTCCCGTGCAGATCGAGGGGTTCAGCACCGACGCGATGGTCAGCGTCGCCACGAATACCCCAGTCGTCGCGGAAAAGGGCGTTGACGGGCATACCTCTTTTGGGTGGGTTCCGACCAACAAAGAAGTTACGATTACCCTCGCTGCTGACAGTCCGAGCCGCCAAATCATGGAAGATTGGGCCACGTATCAGGAAACCGCCCGGGAAGTGATGCTCTGCAATGCCGAGTTCGCCATGCCGAGCATCAACCGGAAGATCACCGGGAAACGGGGCGGCCTCACCTCCGTACAGTCCAGCCCCAACGCCGCTCAGACCTTGCAGGCGAGCGCCTTCGTCATCACCTTCGACCAGTGGACCGCGAGCCCGCTTTAAACCGTGGAGGCCGTCATGCTCAACGAAAAGATCATTGCCATCGACAAGGGCCGCGACGCCGGGAAGACCTTCAAGGTCAAGGAGATGCCCGTCACGAAACTAGAAAAATGGGCCGCCCGTGCGCTGCTCGCCGTCTTCGGTTCCGAGATGCCCGCCGACATCCGGACGCTTTCAGCGTCTTCGAACACCGCCGCGCTGCTTTCCGCAGGGCTCCGGGGGCTCTCGGGGCTCCGGTGGGAACAGGCCGAACCGCTCTATGACGAGCTTCTCGGACAGATCTACCGCGTCCCGAACCCCGGCAAGCCCGATGACGCCATCAGGCTCACCCCGCAAAACCTCGACGCCCATGTCGAGGACGTGGGCACGATCTATCGTTTGCGTTGGGAGGCCATCGCCGTCTGTCTGGATTTTTTGCATGGCGGCGAGGGCTTGACCTCCCGCCTGTCGCAGATCCTCAACCCCTCGGGCTCCGGGACTACGCAAACCTCCCCGGATGCGTCGGCATCCCGGTAAGCCGGAACCTCGCGACGTTGCACGAAATGCAGACAGTATACGGCCTGTCCGATGCCTACGAGATGCTAGAAATCATCGCCGTGGACGGCCACAACCAACGCCTTTGGAGCAAATTCCATGAACGCAGGTGAACTCGTCGTCAGCCTCTTGCTGAAAGCAGGGGATTTTAAAGCGCAGGTGCAGGCCGCACAGGAGCGGCTGGACGGCGTGCAGGCCGCAGCCGCTGACGCGGGGCGCGCGACATATGACGCAGGCGTCAAGGGGGCCCAAGGTCTTGGCCAGTCTTCCGATGCCGCCTCTTCGTTGCAAGCCGCCTTTGAGGAAGCCGTGCAAAAAGGCCGCGAAATCAGCGAGGTGACGAAAGAGTATCAGCGGATGCGCGAGGAGCTTATCCGCACCGGAGCGGCAAAAGAACGTCTTGAGGCCCTTGATGATGCAGCGAAAAAACTGGGCGTTTCGCTGGAAGACGCGGCGGACAAAGGCGCGTTTGGCTTTGAACGGCTCAAGAGCGTGGCAGCGCAGGCCCTCGCCGTCATCGGCGGCGTCTCCATCCTGAAAAGCTCCATAGCGCAGTATTACGAGCAGGCTCAGGCTATCGAGAAGACTTCGGACGCGCTCGGCATGAGCATTGAAGACTGGCAGGCATGGCAACGGACGGCAGCCGCCGCCGGGGTTGACGCCGAGGAACTTTCGACTCGGTTTATGGATCTGGGCGACTGGATGCAGGATCTCATTTTGCACGACTCCGGGCCGCTTAAGGACGCGACCAAAGACCTGGGGGTGAGCTTCACGGATGCGAAAGGGAAGGCCGTTTCCTTTGAAGAAGGGCTTCTTCGGCTTTCCGACGCCACGTCAAAAATCGACCGCCAGAAGGCGACCTCGATCCTCACGCAGATCGGCTTCGACGAAAAAACCATCCCGCTCATCCTCAAGGGCCGCAAAGGGATTGAGGAGCTTCTGAAAGTCCAGAAGGCTCAAGCCATCTACAGCAAGCAGGACATCGAAAACGCGAAGAAGCAACGGGAGGCGCAGCAGCGGCTCAATGACGCATGGGAGGCCATCTCAGCCCTTTTCGCCAGCACCGTCTCCCCTGTGATCACGTTTTTGACGAACCTGCTCGGCGATCTCCTCGGGTGGGTGAAAGAAAACAAGCAGTTCGTGATCGTCTTCTTTACGGCGTTAGCCGGGGTCATTACGACGCTCATGCTCCCGGCGTTGAGCGCGATGGCGACGGCGGCATGGGCTGCGATTGCGCCGTTTACGCCGTTGATTGCGGGCATCGGCGCGATCGCGCTGGTTGTCGACGATCTCATTACCTACATCAAAGGCGGAGAATCTGCACTTTCCGGGCTCTGGTCGATGTTCGGAACTGGCGATGAAATCGGGGCTCGTTTCAAGGCTATTTGGGAAGGCATCAAAAGTATCCTCGGTGGCGTCTGGGATGCCCTTTCGGGGGTCGCCAAGCTCTTCAACTCCGTTCTTACACTGGACGGAAAAGGCGTTATCGAAGCCCTCAAAACGATCTGGGGAGGCATCTCCAAAATCAATGATGTGCTTGTCGAAATGCTGAACTGGGTAGCCCAGAAGCTCTACAATTTGCTTCCCGACTGGATCAAGGATTGGCTCGGCGGCGATGAGTCTTCGCGCCCGGAAGAAACGAAGGCCGAAGCCAAGCCCGGCGGCGTCGCCGATTCGATGCGGGTTGGTGATGTCCGCCCGTCTATTCTGCCGCCGCAGGTGCGCGCCGGGGATGCGCGTCCGGGAAACGTGAGCAACGTCAACAATTCTCGTCAGATGACGTCAACCACCAATGTGGGTGAGGTCAAGGTCTACACGCAGGCTACGGATGCGGAGGGGATGGCCGAAGGAGTGGTTCCGGCACTTCGTAATCAGACCGCGCAGGCAGACAGCGCATTCGGGTACTGACATGGCATTCGGCGCGCTCCCGCCGGGACAGCCCGGCAACTGGTCGATTTTCGATAAAGACGGCGCCAAGGCCCTCGACTTCGACACGTTCTTTTCCTGCTCGATCAAGGCCGAGAACAAAATCAGCTCCAATCCCGTCGAGAAAGGGAGTTTCGCGGATTACAACAAGGTCGCTTCTCCCACGGCGGTGTCGGTCGTGATGGGCCGCACGGGGAAGAGCGACGAGCTTGCGGCTTTTCTGGAGGCGCTGGACAAGCTGGCGGAAAGCACCGACCTCGTGAGCATCGTCACCCCGGAAAAAACGTTTCTCGACTACAACCTTGTCTCCTACGACTACGACCGCAAGGCCGAAAACGGTGTGGACAGGCTGCTTGTGGGGATCATGCTGCAAGAGATCCGGCAGGTCGAGCCGCAGTACAGCAACGAAACCATAAAGCCGATCAGCAAGGCGCAGGCCAAAAATCCGACTGATGCCAGTACGACGGATGCAGGGAAACAGCAGGGGCAGACGACGCAAAAAAGCACACTGAAAAAGCTGGGCGAGGGGATTTTCGGATGATGACCGTACCGCTCCGGCATGAGCCGAACCAGAGCCTCCAGATTGTGCTTGGGGAACAGAACTGCACCCTCCGGTTTATCTCCCGAGGCGTGAACCTGTACTGCGACCTTGCCATTGACCAGACGGTCATCTGGTCTGGGTTCATCTGCCGTAACCTCGTCGGCTTGAAGCTGTACGACTATCTCGCCTTCCGGGGGCAGCTCTACTTTGTCGATATGCAAAAGGAAGAGGATCCGCACTGGTCGGGCCTCGGCGACCGATTCCAGCTCGTTTATGTCGAAGAAGGGGAAACGCTGTGAACACGAGCTTCACCAAAAAGCTGCTTGAAGCGCACATCACGCTCGCCGAGGGCGGCTTCAACACGGTTACCGGGCAAGGTGCGAACACCAAGATCATCCGGCTCGGCATGGATGTGGACATCCAGAAGCCCGGCGGGAAAGAGAAGAACAAGGCCAAAGTCCGTATCTTCAACCTGCCTCTTGCCGATATGGAGACGCTGACGACGCTGGCGTTCAAGCCGTTGCAGGCGTCGAAAAACCGCATTGCCGTGTACGCGGGCGATGAAGAGCATGGGATGTCGCTAGCATTTTCCGGCGACATCGTGAGCGCCGTTCCGAACTTCAATTCCGCCCCTGATCCCTCTTTCGATATTGAGTGCATCACGGGATACGTCGCCAGCATCACGCCCGTGCCGCCGTTGACGGCGCAGGGTGCGCAGGACGTTGCCACGCTCATGCAGGGGCTCGCGAAGCAAATGGGGCTCGCTTTCGTCAACAGGGGCGTGTCCGTTTCCATTCGCAATGTCGCCATCGTCGGGGGCCCGATGGAACAGGCGCAGCAGCTTGCCCACGATGCCCGTATTGACCTCATCGTGGACGATGGCGAGATGGTCATCTCCCCGCTTGCGACGCTTCGCAGCGATGACGGCGGCTCGACGCCCCTCTGGTCCGCGAAAAGCGGCATGATTGGCTATCCGAGCTTCGATAACGAGGGCGTGACGGTGAAAGGCATCTACGAGCCGAAGCTCCAGCTTGGCGGCCCGGTGCGCATCGAGAGCATCGTCCCTCGCGCATCAGGCCTCTGGCAGGTCGTGAGCCTGAGCCACAAATTGCAGGCAGGCTATCCCGGCGCAACGCAGTGGGTGAGTCAGGTCAAGGCAAGCTATCCCGGCGCGAAGCCGAAGAAGGACAAGAAATAATGCAGGGACAACGCGGCCTCTCGACAAATTCCAGCGAGTACAACGCGCAGGACTTCATGATCAGCCAGATGCTCGGACGCATCGCAACGGCGGAACCCGTTCGCGTGGTCGCCGTCTCCGGCTCGGGCGTCTCCCCGGTGGGCTTCGTCGACGTGCAACCCCTCATCAACTTGGTGACGGGCGAACAGAAGGCGCAGGAGCAGAGCGTACTCTTCAAGCTTCCCTACCTGCGCATTCAGGGCGGAAAAAACGCCCTCGTCATCGACCCGCAGCCGGGTGACATCGGCCTCGCCGTCTACGCCATGCGCGACACGGAATCGCTCAAGGAAAGCCGGGGGAAGGATGGAAACGTCAATCCGGGGTCAGCCCGCGCCATGAGCAAAGGCGACGGCTTCTATCTCGGAGGCTTCTTAAACGCCGCGCCGGAACGCTATGTGCTGGTCAACGACGAGGGCGTCACCATCGAAGGAGTGGCCAAACTGACGATGCACGGGGAAACTTCCGTCCTGACGGCGGAAAATGGCCTCACCATCAACGCCGACGTGCGCATCAACGGATCCTTGACGTGGACGGGCACGGCGCAGGGTGACGGCGGCCCGGCCCGGTTCTCCGGCGGACTCACGAACGCGGGAGGGACGGTTGAGAGCAACGGTAAGGTCTTGGAAACCCATGTTCATACCGGGGTCGAGCCCGGTTCCGGCATATCCGGACAACCACAGTAACGGGGGGTGTTATGCCTGATTTTCAGTACCAGCCGCCTACAGGACCGCTGTCCGGCAGCGAATTCGAGCGACAAACCACACGGTTCTTTCAGCAAGTGCAGGGAGCCGCAGACGCAGCACAGTCTACCGCAATAGCTGCACAGATCACTGCAAACGAGGCGATCGAGCGAGCTCAAGCCTCAAACCTTGTCGACGGGAAGACCACGCAGTCCGACGCGGGCGGCGTGATCACCGCGAAGGACGTGGCGATTGGTGGGGATCTCGGGGATCTGGCGAGCGCGCGGGGGCAGATTGGGAATTCAAAAGCAACAAATTCGCACGATTTTTCATCCGGGATGCTCAGTGAAAAACCGGGCATGTACACCGCAATAAAATCGGGTTCCACAAACGTTCCGTTCACTGGGCCTTTTGCAGAAATGATCTTGGGGTCGCCTACGTACAGAGGCTCTCTGTTGATAACGAGTGGACGTCCCACACTCCCCCGCGCCGCCGTCAGTACTATCGATACTGAACAAGGATTCAGCGGGTACAATCGGCTCATTACCGAACAGCAAATCGGCGACGGCCTCACCGTCAACAACGGCATCATCTCCGTCCCCGAATACGAGGGCGCGACGGCATCGGCAGCCGGGACAAGCGGCCTTGTTCCGCCCGCAGCCGCCGGGCAAGCCAACTACGTGCTCTGTGGCGATGGAAAGTGGCGGGACATAGCGACGCTTGTCGCCGCTGCGCAGGCTCGGCTTGCTGAATCTGTAAAAGCGGAAGAAGGGGCTTTATGAATTTCCGAGCGGTTCTGAATATCCGCGCGCTGTCTAATATTCGTGATGAAGTGCAAGCAACTGCCGAAGTGGTAGATTCGGGGCTCCTATCATTACGTCTTGATGGACAGTGGGATTTGACGCTCTCCGTAGGGGGCAATCTTGCTTCGGCAGGGGGGACTATGCGCATCGTGCAGGATGTCGCATCGTATGTACGCACATTCCAAGGAGAACCGTACTACGCGCAGCAAGACGGAATCCCGTACTTCATGCGCGAGCTTGGTTCCCTCCCTCCCGCCGAGCTCGTGCGGGCGCGCTCGAATGCCCGTGCGCTTGAAGTCCCCGGCGTAGCGCAGGCTGATACGCAGCTTTCTCGGCTTGAAAAACGCATCTTGAGCGGGACGATCCGCATCACCACGGAAACGGGGGAAACCGCAGATGTCGCAGTCTAGCATCGATTTTACCGAAAACGGCCCGGTCGTACCCGATACCGCGACCGTCCGGGACGCTGTCGAAACGAATTGGCAGGCGGCATTCGACAATCGGCTGAACCCGGATCCGGCCACGCCGCAGGGACAGCTCATCACATCCGAAACGGCCATCGTGCAGGACAAGAACAGCCAGCTCCTGTTTCTCGCAAACATGTTCAACCCCGAGACTGCGGAGGGTATCTATCAAGACGCGCTCGCCAAGATTTACTTTCTGACCCGGCAGCCCGCACGCTCCACGGTCGTCCCCTGTACCTGTACGGGGCTTCCCGGCACCGTCATCCCCGGCATCGGCAGCGACGCCCCGGCGCTCGCGAAAGATGCGGACGGGAACATCTTGGTCTGTCAGACAAGCGGCACGATACCTCAATCCGGAAGCATTGTTTTGGAGTTTGCCTGTCAGGTTCCGGGCCCCATCGAAATCCGGCAGGGAACCGTGACTACGATTGTACGTACCATCCCCGGGTGGGATACGATCACAAACGCCGATGGGATCACTGGACAAAACGTCGAGAGCCGGGCCGCGTTCGAGTCCCGGCGCTACGCCAGCGTCGCGAAGAACGCCAGGAGCGTCGCCGCCGCCGTCTATGCCAACGTCGGCGATCTGGATGGCGTGCTTGATGTCTGTGTGCGCGAGAACAAAACCAGCGCGCCGCTTGAAGTGCAGGGCGTTACGCTCAAGCCGCACTCAATCTATGTGGCGGTCGTCGGCAGCGCGACGGATAGTGATATTGCTGAGGCCATTTACGCCCGTTGTTCAGCCGGATGTGATTACAACGGCAACACCAGCGTCACTGTGACCGATCCGGTAACCGGAGCGGTCGAGACGGTACTCTTTGAGCGCCCGGAATCGCTCCCGGTGGGCATTCAGGTGACTATCCGCAAAAATGCCTCAATGCCGAGCAACGTCGAAGAACTCATTAAAGCTGCCGTTGTCGCCGAATTCTACGGAGAAACCGCCGACGCCTGCGGAAATACGGGTCAGCGCGTTCATATCGGGGATACCGTGTATGCAAGCCGCTTTTATTCAGCCGTGCTCGGAACGGGTGTCACCGACTTGGTGAGTATCGAAATCGCGGCGCCCGTCGGCGAAGGCTCCCCACCAACATGGGGCGACTACATCACCATCAATATAGATGAAGCCCCCACGCTCGTCTCCGATAACGTCACTGTAACTATCATCAAAACGAGGTCGGGCCGTGGATAACTGGCGAGAAACGATACTTTCGCAGTACGACAACTCTGAACGGCTGCTGGCGCTCATCGAATCGATGAATGCCGTCATTGAGCCCACGGCGGATATTGCGGCGTTCTATGAGTCCGTCTTTGACCCAGAAACGGCATTCGGATGGGGGCTTGACGTGTGGGGACGCATCGTCGCCATTCCGCGTACGCTTGAAGTAGAGGCGACGGACATCAAGCCGTTCGGTTTCTCCGGTTCAAACCTCAGCAACTTTGGGCACGGTCCTTTTGCATATGAGAGCAAATCGAACACGTTCATACTTCAAGATAACGCATATCATCTTTTGATCTGGATGAAAGCAGCTTCGAACATCACCGACGGCAGCCTCCTAGATTTGAACAAGATCGTTCATTGGCTTTTCTCGGATCGCGGTCATATTGCCGTCGTGCATGTCGGAACGATGAAAATACGCTACGTTATCGGCTTCAAGCTCCAGCCATACGAGCGTGCGCTTCTCCTGCGCGATGACGTTCCCCCAAAGCCTGCGGGCGTCGGCTATGACGTCTATCAAGTCATCCCGAAACATACCTTCGGTTTCGCCGGATCCGGCGGTCAGAATTTCAACAACGGCGTTTTTCAGCCGTATGGAGGCCCTGTAGATGCCTATTCCCTCGACTCCTAGCATCATGCCCAACGTCTTGGGATATGCAGCGGATACCGTGCAGATCCCTGAGACGACCCCGACAGGTCAAGGTATTCCTTCTTTCCGGGATCTCTTTCCGTTCATCACGCAGGTCGACCCGGACGCGGGCGGCGTCATGGTTGAAAGAGCGTGGATGAACGCGCTTTTCAACTTGCTTGGTCAACACGCCTTTTTCCAACAATCCGGATGCGTCTACCCGTGGCAAGCTACGCTGAACTATATCGCGGGCTCTCATGTCAAAGGAAGTGATGATGTCGAGTACATCGCGTTGCAACCTTCCGGGCCAGATGTATCGGGAACTGGAGCAAAAGACCCTGCACAGCAAGCAAACCGCGCGTACTGGGTTTCGCTTGCATCTTTTGTCTCCGGCGACTTTGTTCCAGATTCGCGGCGGGTCATCGCCGGAACGGGGCTCACTGGCGGCGGCCCGCTCTCTGCTGACGTGACTCTCGCGGCGAAGCTGACCGACAGCGTGAGCCTGGCGGATTCGACGACGGCTGCGTCCGCTACGGCGGTCAAGGCTGCATATGATCAGGGGACTGCCGGGGTTACTGCGGCAAATGCAAAATTGCCGCTGTCTGGCGGTACCATGCTTGGGTCGATACAGTGTGGAAATTCCGCGCAATTCGTGGTTGGAACGCAAGAAGCGCCTTTTTATCAGATGCGTGCTCGGCTTTTTGGCGTGCATAGCCCCGCTGGGGTGCTATGCGGCATAATGACAGCGGATGCCGCCGCCAACTATTTCTCTATCGAACCCACCGGGGGCGCGATTGTCAATTCTTACTGCGGACGTCCGGGATCTGCTTTCCAGCACGGCTATTTTGTCAATATCAACGACCATCCTCTGGCGGCAACGATAGTTGGAGGAGCGTCTGGTGACGGATGGTTTTATCGAAAGTACAGCGACGGTTTTATTGAACAGTGGGGTATGGCTCAAACAGCGGAGTCTGGTGACACCATCATCACATTTCCCACTCCCTTTCTCAATGGACTCTATAATATTCAGCTATCTTCTGTCAGCCCTGCGTATCAAGACAATTTTTATAACATATCGATGCAGGCGTATTCATATTCAACCACAAGTTTCTATGTTGAAATATTGAACGGGCAAACCAAAAGACTGTCAGCGCCCTTTGCGTGGTACGCGTGTGGTTTTTAAAAAATAGGAGCAACGTATGGAATTTAGCGTGGGACAGTACTTTATTGATACGTATCCCCCAGATGCCGCTGAATGGTGTAACGGAAACCGGGCGTACATCAAAGAGACAGAAAAAGACGGCGAACAGCGGCAGTTTCAGATCGTAGCGTATCCGGAGTTATCTCTTGACGAGGCCAAGGCCGCCAAGCTCTCGGAAATCAACGGGGCTGCGGACAGGGCCATAGCCACACTTACGGCGACCTACCCGGACCGCGAAATCAGCACGTTCGACAAGCAGGAATCCGAGGGCCGCGCCTATGCTGCCGACCCTACGGCTTCAACGCCGCTTCTTTCGGCGTTGGCACAGGCTCGGGGTGTCCCTCTTGATGGGCTTGTGCGCAGGGTGCTCGCCAAGGCCGACGCCTTCGCCGTGGCGTCCGGCTCCATCATCGGCCAGCGGCAGGCACTGGAAGATCGGCTTGATGCCTGTATGACGCTGGAAGAGGTGCAGGGCATCACCGTTGATATCTCCATGCCGGGCGGGGGAGAAGCATGACCTACGGAAAGCGCACTCTGATCGCCGTCGATCAACTCCTCAATACGCTTCTCGGCGGCTGGCCCGACGAAACCCTGTCCTCGCGCTGTTATCGTTGGGCGCGGGACGGCGTGCGGGCATGGCCCCGGCGCGTGGTAGACAGGCTGTTCTTCTGGCAGAGGGAAGAACACTGCAAGAGCAGCTACGAGAGTGAGAGGGAGGGAATGCAGTCCCCGCCGGAGCTAAGAATAAAAAGGCTATTCTATAAATAAAAGCAAGGATTGCTTTATTTCACCCCATACAGTATCCTTCTTCCCCAAAAAGGAGAGAGGCCATGCCGCTACCCATGCCCGAAGAAGAGGAGCACTTTCGTTGCCCGCACGGTGAACGTGTTCAAGCGTTGATGCTGTGCTCACTCGACTGTGCCGTGTCGGGGGCACATCCCGACAGAAAGGCAAAAGCCGATGGTCGGTTCATCATCACGCCGTGGTGGTGCCTGAACAAATGCAGGTGGCTGCCTGAGCACCGGGATGAGATCCGATTCGTGGCGAAAAAGCCGGATTGAAGACACAAAAAATCCCCCTCCCGGTTTGTGCCGGGAGGGGGATTTTTATAGCTTGCACCAAGCGT